TGATGCCACCAGCGACTTGGAATGTCGCCACGGTAGCGCCACCCAGCGGCGCCTGCGGGATGGCGAGGAACGTTGTGTTGTTGATGTTCTTGCTGAGCCCGGAGACTCCAGTCAGATGGATCTCCGTCGGCTGCCCGACGCGGAAGACGTTGAGGGAGGTGGTGCCGGACAGGTTGATTTGAAGGGTGTCCGGGCCAACTACCGCCATCGACACGAAGCCCGGTACCTGCATGTTCGGGTTGGTGATTGCGTAAGGCGCAAACGTGGAGCCGTTCGCGCCTAGGTTCACCATGTGCACGCGTTCTCCGGGGAATCGCTCTGCGACCCCGCGAAGCAACGCGGCGTGCGATCCGGCGCAGTTGAAGTGACTGGCGTCGATGTTCCAGATCGGGTTCGAATTGCAGTTGGTGATCTGTGGAAGGTTCCAGAGCTTCGGCTGCTCGAAGAGCTGGAGCGCATGATTCCAGAGCAACGTGGACTCCAGCACGTTGTCAGGGTTGGCGCTCACTGGGTGGATCAGCAAGTCGAGATCACCGTCCAGGAACTGCGCCACCATCGAGTTGGCGTCTCCGCTGTCGTCGCCGCGAGTTATCGTCCCGACGCAGAACGATGGCCCGATGAAACCGATCATCGGGACCGGCTGGCGGGCGCTGCCGATGGCAACACCGCCCGTCTTGGTGATCGCGTTCCAGATGCGCTCGCCGATCTGGAACTGGCCGAGGGCGGAGTAGTGGATGTCATCCGGCACTCCGACCGCTGTCAGCCCAAGCTGCGGAAACCACGTGGTCGGTGGCGTCACCTCGCGCCCGCGGAATGGCGTCGCCAGGGGTTGCAGCAGGTATCCCGCTCGGGACACGCCGTCGATGTCGACGATGCGAGCGTTGACGTCTGCGGCCGCCGCTTGCTCCTGCTGCTGGCGGCCAACGCGTGGCAGCTCCGGACCGTAGACCCACTGGTTCAGCAGCGGCGGCACCTTGCTCGGGTCCATTCGCAGGATGCCCACCGGGATGTCCTCGGCGACCTGATCAGCCGGCGCGAACTTCGCGATGCAGGCGTCTCTTACGGCATCGACGAACGTGATGATGTCGTCGGAGAGGAACCGGATCGGGTCCGCGATCGTGACTGTCCCTCCCGCAAACGATCCTGGAGTGAGGCCGGTCGCGTCGTAGTGCTCGATCGTGAACGATGTCGAGCCTGTGATCGTGATCTCCTGGATCGTGTCGTTCAGCTGGACCGTTCCAGCTGCCTGGACCAGACCGCTGATTCTCGCCACTAGCTTCGCCTCGATGCCTGTCGGCTCGCTCAGCCCGATCGCGCTGTCCGTGGTGACGGTGACCTTGCCTGGTGTCCCGCTGATCGTGAGGTTTGCGATCGCCCTCGTGCGCGACGTCGCCAGGCTGTTGCCACGCAAGCATTCGCCGTAGCCGCAGCCCAAGATGATCCCGCTGATCACCGTGGTGGCTTCTGCCGCAGGGTCGTTCGCGATGTCGTCGGCAGCGTCGGTAAGGATGCGGTCCAAGTCGTCCCACAGCGACCAGGTCTCGCCGCTGTACTGAGGATGAAGGACCGTGTCTTCGGGTGCCGCTAGCGATCGCGAGCGGAGCGCTGGATAGCTCAGACCGGTCGCGTACTTCACGAGGTACGTGTTGCTGTTCTGGGTGTCGTCGACCTCCTGGGCCTGCATCATCATGTAGGCTTCCGGCCCGAACATCTCCGAAGGCGAAGCCCCGCCGAAGGTCTCGTCGGTGTGAGCGTTGCGCTCCGCGTGGTACGGCAGGAACTGCGGCGCCTTCACCACCGCTCCAGGCGAGGGACTGCCCGAGAACACCCCCGGGATGGTGAAGGTGTTGTCGTTCGTGACGGTTGCAATCACCTGGCCGTCCAAACCGCTGATGCCGGTCCCTGCGATCGTGAACCGTCGCGTCGAGCTGACGACGCCGATCGGGTTGAGCGCGGACGCGTTCACGGTGATCGTCGTGGTGGACGCGCCTGGCGTGACCACGGTCAGCTGGAACAGCTTGCCCACGTGGTCCCAGATCTGCGGCACCCGGACAACGAACGGCCACGACACGCGTCCCAGCAGCTCCGTCGAATCACGGTACTGCCAGTCGTGCTCGCTCGAGCGGATGCCGTGCGAGTAGACGAGTGGTACGCCCGGGACGAAGTTCGCCGTGTAGTACTTGGCGACTCGCTGCACGGCTCCGCTGACCGCGAGAGATTGGTCGGCGCCAGCCATCAACGACCCGATCATGATCCAGACGCGGTTCTCGTTGTCCCCGACGTCCTCGGTCACGGCCATCTCCGACCACACCGCTGGATCCTCAGCCTCCACCCACGCCGAAGCGCCGTCTCCATTCACCGCGCGGACGCGGTAGAGGTAGTCCTCCGCCGGGTCGATGTCGCGGTGATGCGCCCAGTACGCCCCGGCCGGCACGGAGAACAGCGTCGACCACAGGCCTCCGGCGTTGATGCTCGCCTCGAGCTCGAAGCTCGTCTCGTCGAGAGAGCCGGGATCCCATCGGATGGTGACGAGCCGGTCATAGAACCCGGCGGAGCCAACGACGTTGGTCGGTGGGGATGGGATCGCCATGGCGGTCGCTCAGCTCGCGTCTTCTTCTTCCTGCTTCGGCGCGTCCAGCTTGGCTTGCGCCGCAAGGATCACCTTCTGGATCCGTGCCGCGCTCCACCTGCCGTCCACCTGGAGTCCCATGCTTGCCGCGATTTCGCGGAGCCTCATCACCGGGATGTCACCCAGCTCCGATCTCAGCTTCGGCACCGGCGGTGGCGTACCTGGCTCACACAAGGACGCGATGCCGAGCGAGATCATCTCCTTGGCGTCGACGGGTGCGCAACGGCGCCACCGCTTCTCATCCGGGATGCCGTCCCCGAGCAGGTAGACCTTCGTCATGCCATGCTCGTCGATCGTGATGGGGGCGGCATCGGCTCGAACAAGCCGGCCGCCCCAGTTCTCGTACTCGACTCCTGCTGTCACGCTACACCGCCTGCGGCTTGACCATGTACGTCTGGTAGTTGATCGACACCGTCGCGCCGACAACCGCCAGGTTGCACTGCACGTAGCGGTAGCCGACGCCGTTCACGACGTTGGACAGGCCGAGGCGGAATCTACCGCTGACGATGTCCGCGTCGCCGAGCAGCACCGCGGCGTCGCCGCAGCTGAACGATCCGATCAGGTGGTACGTGGATCCACCGGTGACCAGAGGGTCGTTCGAGACGAACACGTTGAACGTGTAGGCCTCGTCGCCGCCGTCCACAGCGCAGGTCGTGACGTCCATCAGGACCTCGAACGCGGTCTCGCCCGTCCCGCCGAGGTCGACGATCGCACCGGCGTTCGCGGCGGTCTTAGTGCCGAGCGCCTCGAACAGGCCGCTGGCATCGTAGGTATGGCTTCTCAGTGCTGGCATGTGTTGGGTCCTCCAGAGATCAGGCGATGATCGCCGCGTCGCTCACACCCCAGAGACGGGCAGCTGCGCGCGGGTGCTTGAGCGCGATGCCAGCGTACCATTCCATCCGCGTGCGGAACGCCGGGGTGGCGTCCAGCTCGCCGAGGTCCCGGACCGACGGGATCGCGTTCTGGATCCCGTGCAGCTTGCCTTCGCCGAAGCTCACGCAGTAGATCGACGTCCCGGTAGTGCCGCCGCCGGCCGACGCCTCGTTGAAGGCGAGCGTCGAGTAGACGTCGCCCAGCCCGTCGGCCACGAGCAGCGGAAGACCCGCGTAGCTGCCGACCGGCGTGCCCATCGAGTTCAGCGTGAACACGATGTGTCCACCGACGGTCTGCGCACGCGACGCCGTGTAGAAGCGTCTCCGCATCGCCCGCGACATGATGAGATGCGTCGGGTCCTCGACCGTGTCGATCAGCTGGTCCAGCTTCGCCAGACTCAGCGGGTCACCGCCTGAGGTCGACCCCTGGCTGATGAGCTGGCTGCCGACCAGCCGACGCTGCAACCCGTCGAGAGTCGTCGGGTCCGCGGACTGGTCGCCCTTGAGGAACGCGTTGGTCCACAGGTGGCCGATGTGCTTGAGCTTCATCGCCTCGTGGATGTTCCGCGCCGCAGGGCCCTCAGTGTCGACGATGAACTTGTCGACGTCGAGGTCACCGCCGGCGATCACCAGCGGCTCGACGATCGGGTTGATGACGCCGGTGGACGGCGTGTAGGACGCGTTCACTCCGCGGAACGCGACGCCCGGGAGAACGCTCTCCTGGTTGTACTTGAGCGCGTTGCCGGCGATGTTGCTGAACGGCAGCGTCCGCAGGATGTCTGTCTGCTGCGCGAACGTCGTGACGACAGCGCGCTGGTAGACGGTGCCGGAGCCGACCTTGGCGGCTTCGATCAGGGTCAGGGCCAATGGGGCCACCTTGAGAAGAGGCCGGTGCCCCGTTGGCCTTCACTTCAAGGTCCGCGACGGGGCGAAACTGGGTTTCCGTCCCGTTCGCGAATCTCTCGTTCGCGGGCCGCGGCGCCGAATCTCTCGTGCGCCTACTGGTCGGAGGTGTAGCACGCTCCGATCGCCGTGTCCACCACGGACCCGCGAAGTTGCGATTCGCCGGCCGACGACCGTGGAGTCACCGACCGTTCGGGGGCGGCGAGGCCCTACGTGCGGCCTCAAGCAGATCCGCGCCCTGCAACGTGTCCCAGTCGATGGCGCTGCGTCCGCCCGACTTCCCGCCAGGGTTCTGGCTGCCGCCGCCCGTACCGCCTGTCCCTGAGAACGCCGCCATGAAGGTCTCATTCGAGCGCATCTCTTCTACCAGCTCGTCGAAGCCCATCGGCCCGGACCGCTTCGGGTCGGACGTCTCTCTGATTCCGCCGGTGTCGTCCAGGATCCTTGGCACGAGACGGCCGCCATCATCTACCACCTTCGCCCACCGCTTCACGTGAGGCAGCAGGAGGTCAACGTTGCCTTTGCTTTTTGCGATCGCTGCGATGGCCTGCTTTTCGATCAGCTCCTCGACCAGCTGGTCAGTGCGGCTCTTCAGAGCAGCGTCTCGATCGTCGACGTCCTTCTGCCACTTCGCTTTGAGGCTCTTCTCTCGAGCCTCGATTTGCTCGCGGACCTTCTCCTCAGGTGTCCAGGTGGCCATGGCTTCTACCTTCTCCAGTGCTTCCCTTGCCTTTTCCGGATCGAGTTCGGCGAACTCCTTCAGCTTGCGCTCGGCTTCGTCGGCTCGCTCCCGCTCCGTCCGTACGGAAGCCTTCAGACCCGGGACGCGGTCCACCTCCACACCTTCCACAGCGAGGACGAACTTGCCGCCACGCTCGATGTAGTGCTCTCGCAGAGGCTCCGGGATGCCATCTAGCTCTTCGATGATCGGTTTCAACACCATCAGATCATGCCCTCCAGGGCTTGCAGCTCTCGCAGTGTAAGTGGTCTCAGGTCGCGCGTCACGAACCGGCCGATGTCCACCTTACCTCGGCGGAACACCGCGGCCTTCCCCGGGCCAAGGACCTGATCCTGGAACGCCGCGGACTGCCGGCGTAGCCAGGAGCCGTAGGTCATGTCCGCAGGGACCTGGCCGTCCATGCTCGCTCGCGTCCCAGGAGCGATGTCCTCGAGGTCGATGCCAAGCTCTCGACCCAGCTCCGCAAAGCTGGCCGTGATCGGCGTTCGCACGGATCTGCACTGGTGGTGCGCTGGCGGGAACTGCCCCTCACCGACGGGGAACACGCGTCCGTCGAGGGCCATGCAGATCTCCGTCGTGTCTGCGTCCAGGGTGGACACCCATCGCTCGCGCTGGACCACGTCGGCGTTAGCCTTGTACGTCTCCGCGCGCGCCTGGTTCGTGACGTGCGACACCGCGGTGCGGACCACGGCCTCGATCTGCCGCCGCGGAGTCTGAAGGTAGCCGTCGGCGAAACCGTTCGCGCGGGTCCCGCGGATGCGGCGCACGATGACCTGCGTCGGCTCGCCGAGGACCAGACCACGGGTCAGCTCGCGGCCGACGCCATCCTGCGTCGCCGTGGAGAGGCCACGCCACCAGTCCTTGAGCAGCGCGCCATCGAACGGGCGGGAGCGGACGATGGACCGCAGCGTCGCCGGTGCGGGCGTCCGGAAGTCGAACGCCAACGGCACCGTCTCACCCAGCATCTTCGCAGCCCACGCCGCGTCCACTCCGGCCAGCAGCTCGAGGTCAGCAACCAACAGCTTCAGCAGCGTGTCCATCTGCTCGGCGATGAGCTTGGCGTTCCTCGCGGCGAGTCCGCGCAGACGATTGGTCGTGGCAAGGCCGGAGAGGTACGGGCCGCTGAGGATGCTGCCGACCGATCGCTCGATCTGCGCGGCGATCTCGAACGCCAGGCCCTCGTTGAACTCGCCGATGATTAGCCGGACCTGGTGGGTCTTCAGCCGCTCGATGTAGATCGCGTGGCGGATGATGCGGTCGGCGATCGCGTCGTTGACCGAGCGTGGCGGCTTGAGTAGACGCGGGTCAGGCATCCTCGCGCTGGATCTCCTTGTCGCCCCACGTAAGCCTGTGCTTGATGCACTCCGCGTGCGCCGCGCTCGCGACGGTCCGAACGTCGGCCTCGCTTAGCTGCGGCAGCACCAGCAGGATGTCTGCTACGCCGATCTCGACCTCGACCTCGACCTTCGCGTCCTCGGGAGCAGTTGCGTCGTCGCTCATGTCTGATCCGCCCTCCCGTCGTAGCGGTATCGGTAGACGCCGTCCAGCCGTCGCTCGGCCAGCGCGTAGCACTCGACGTCGACCACGTCCAGACCCATGTCTCTCAGATACTCACGCATCGGGTCAGAGCTCGGAAACTGGAGCGAACGCGGTGGCGAGGTGGCCTCGATCTCGACGACCGCACCGTCCAGCGGGCCGGCGTACAGCTCCACGATGATGCCCATGGCGCTCATGTCGCGTCACCGTCGTCCGTCCTGGCGCCGCAGCGTTCTCCCTCCTCGTGCCTGATGACCCATGACCGCATCAACCCGTACCGCTCGAACCAAGATCCATCGCCGTGCTCGAACCTGGTCGTCAGTCCACCGCCACCACCACCACCACCATGGCATGCGACGATCTCGACGCTGTCGAAGTGCTCTCGCAACATCGTGCAGTGCCGCTCGAGGATCTCCAGTCGATCATCGTGGCTCATTGTCATGCGTCGTCGTCCTGATCGTCATCCTCGTCGTCATCCACTGGGTCAGCTTCCCCAGTTGCATCGGCCATCGCCGTGGCTGCGACCATGCCGAGCGGCACGTCGTTCGCTGCTTCCTCGGCCTCCGCCTCGACGTCCACCGTCTCCGCAAGAACCCCACGGCGCTTCAGCTCCGCCAGGTACGTCTGCTGCGTCAGCTCGCCGGCAAGCCTCGCCTTGAGCAGCTCGGCGATCTCCTCGGACCCACGGAGCGACACGCCGAAGTCGTTGAACACGTCCACGCCGAAGTCGTCGGGCACCTCGGCGTTCACCCAGGTCGCGGCGACGTCGTACAACTCGCGGATCATGTTCTCGGCCAGCCGCGCCCAGGACTGGAGGTTGTTCGCGGTCTTGGCCTCGTCCATCGCCCGAGCAGTCGCGGTCTGGCCGCCGGTGCGCTCCATCATCGGCTGGAGCCCGAGGACCTCCATCCGGCTCTCGATGCGCTCGAGGTCGCGCTCCCCGGCGGCGATCGCCTCGCCACGGTGCTCGACATACTCCAGCGCCGCGTCCTGGTTGGTGCTCTTGACCAGGTGGCTGGCGGCGATCACCAAGCCCTCGAGCTCGGACTCGGAGAAGCCCTTCCCGAACAGGATGCCATGCCTGGCGAACTGGAGGATGTGCCGATGCTGCGACAGCGACTGGTAGTGCTCGAGGTTCAGCCATCCCAGCGCCTTCAGCACCGGCTCCCCGATCATCACCCCGGTCCGCTTCATGTAGAGCGTCCGCAGAGGGATGCCTGGGTAGCTGTGGCTGACCACGTCGATCAGCACGTAGCTGTCCGTGTCGGTGAGGCTGTGAGTGACGACGTCGACCTGGACGTGGGCCTTCTCGGCCTCCCACAGCTCCACGGTTCCAGGTCCACCACCGATCGGAGCGTTCCACACGCGGATCCGGTTGATCTGCTTCTCGCCGTAGAGCCCGTCAGGTCGCGTGACCTCTTCCAGGATCCGCAGCTGCACCAGCTCGTCCGCGCCGTTCGGTCCGACGCGCGTGGCCCACCCGAGCACGTTCCGAGGCGACAGATGGACGAAGTACGGGCGGATGCCGAGGTCGCGCTCGTCGGCGATGCTCAGGCTCCCACCGGTCATCGGCATGTCCACGATGACGTGCGACAGCCCGCGGTGGATCGCCTCCCGGAACACGTCGCCGAAGAACGAAGTCAGGTCGTTCCCCTGGCGGTCGGCGTCGTCCGCGATGCCCCGCAAAGGATCGGGTAGCTGCCCGTCCTCACGCAGAGCAATCGAGCGCGAGAATGGCTTGGATGCTAGCTTCTCGAGCGTGTCCCGGTAAGCCTCGTACAGGTAGCTACCGGCGAGCCGCTGTAGGTAGACGGTGTCCTTCTCCTTCTCCCGCTGCGGGAGCCAGGTTCTGCCCCTGGCGCGCATCGCGGTTGTCCCACCGAGCAGGTCGTCGAGCAGCTCCCAGTCCACGGCCATCGCATCGTAGGCGATGGAGGTGACGTCGACCCGGTTCGGGTCCTTACCGGATGTCGTTGCCATCGATTATCTATGCCACCTGCTCGACTCGCGTCTGGCGACCCGAGGCAGGATACTCGTACACCGCGAAGTATCCTAGCGCATCGCTCAGGTGCGTCAGCCGTGAGTCGGCCGACTTGTCGATCTCCCCATCCGTGCCTTCCTTCACCGTGACCCGCTCCAGGTCGTCGATCAGGTGCTTGCACCTCGGGTCGATCAGCAGCCGGATCTCGCCGTCGGCGTTCCGCAGCAGCGCGTTGAGCGAGTTCACCCGAACCCGCTCCGCTGGGTTGGCTTTCGGCACGCGAATCTGGATCTTCGGCCACTGGTGCCGCAGCTCCTTGCGGATCAGGTCCCAGTCCGAGCCGTCGAGCTTGGCCGTGCCGCGGGCGCCTCCGCTGGCGTCCCCGTAGCACCTCACCTCGCCCTGGTGGTGCCCCCATTCCGCCAGCAGCTTCCGGCAGACCATCGGCGTGGTGCTGCCGCCGGGGATCCAGACCTCTCCGAGCACGGCCACGATGCGCTCCTCGACGTGGGGGTTGCTGCGCCCCGGCTGCTCCAGGAACCCGTACGGCTGCTCCTGCAGGACCGCCGCGACGCCTGGATCGACGTTGAAGTCGAAGCAGAACACCAGCGGCCGCTTCGGGTCGTACTCGAGCTCGGTCGTGCCGTGGTCGACTTCGTCGAAGCCGTAGTAGACGCGGCCGGTGAAGGCGATGAAGTCGGCCTCGTACTCCTGGCGGTAGATCAGCTCGTCCATGTCCCGGCGAGCCGCCTCGATCTCGCCTGGAGCGTGCCGGTCCAAGACCTCCGCCGACTTCCAGTGGAACACGTCCCAGTCCGCGTCGACCCGAGCCCGGCGCGTTAGGTCGTAGAAGTGGTTGCGGCCGTCCGGGGTGCCGATGAACACTGCCCGCCCTGGCCGACGGCCCGGGGTCGACAGCGACGGGCGCATGTGTGCCTGCCACACGTCGGCCTTCATGTCGGCGTACTCGTCGAGGCCGAGGAAGTCGACCGGGAACCCCTCGAACCGCTGCGGCTTGTCCATGCCGCCAACGAGCAGCTTGCTGCCGTTCACGTAGTGGATCGTCAGCTCGCTCTGCGACACGGCGGCCTCCGCCCACTGCGGTGTCAGCGCCTGCACGTCGTCCCAGTAGAGGCGCTTCGCCTGCTGGTGCGTCGGGCCACCGAGGACGACGGTCGTCATCGGCTTCACCATGGCCTCACGGACCGAGGCCCGCTTCAGGATCTCCGTCTTGCCCGAGCGCCTGCCGGCGTAGCAGACCCGGAAGCGGGCGCCGGATCGGATCAACCGCCGCTGCTCGGGGATCCATGGGACCGGCTGCCAGCGCGGCGTCCAGAGCTTGCTCGCCTCAGCGGTCGCGGTCACCGATCCTCGGCGTCCATCATAGCCCGGCCTCCAACTCGCCCAGGTGGTCCTTCACCCGAGCGGCGAACTCCTCGGGCGCCAGCACCGTGATCTCCCGCCGCTCGCGGAACTCCTCAGTGCGCGTCTTGAGCCAGAAAATCATCGCCACCACGTTCCCTGAAATGACCTGCTCGACAAGCCTGGCGGTCACCCCGAAGACCGCGTCGGCCATCGCCTTTTCGCAGCGGTCGGAGAACGCCTCGTCCTCGGCCTTCCACGCGAAGAGCGTGTCCTTGTGCATCGACGCGAATCGTGCCGCGGTGGTCAAGCTCAGCCCGACCCTGAGCGCGCGCATCACGAGGTCCTCGTTCTCGGCCGTGCGCTTGCTCGGTCGACCGGGCTTGCGGTTCTTGCGCGTCGCCATTCGCGTCACCCTACTCCTTCGTAGCCCGCTGGTCCCACTCGGTCCACCACAGGTCCAGGATGCGCGCGCGGTGATCCTCGACGTCGCCACCGTCGACCTTGGCCATGGCCTCAGCCACGCGGCGGATCACACGCACCGGCGGCTTCTTGTGGCGCATCGCCGCGAAAGCGTAGAGCGTCGGCATCGACAGCCCGGTGTCGGCCGATAGCTGCGGGACGCCTCCTCGGTACTGCATCACGAGCTCCATCAGCGCGTATCCCACCGCCGGTCCTCGATGTCGCCCAGCGGTTGTCCCATCTCGGCCTCGGCGCGCGCCACGATCTTCCCGCAGAACTGCATGCGTGCCTGGTACCAGGCGCGTCGCACCGCTTCGGCGGTCCCGAGCTCGCGCGGCTGGCCCGCGGTGCGGCACTTGGCGGCGATGCGCTGCGCGAGCGTGGCCTGGAAGTGCTTCCGGCCGCCGGCCCAGTCGTAGAGGTGCTTCCGGCTGACGCCGATGCGCTCGGCGAGCGCCGGCACGCCATCCGGGTAGTCGGTCAGCAGGGTCAGCAGCACGAGTCTCGTCCTGGTGTCGCAGCGTGGTAGGCGGCTGCGATCGCCTTGCGGGCTCCGTGGCATGCTTCCAGTGTCTGCCGACTCCTGTCGCCCGTCAAGAGATGTCGCAGCGTGGTAGGCGGCTCGGTGTCGTCCCGGCAGTGCCTCGTCGTCCTCCAGAACCTCCACGACCTTGGCTCGGCGCATGCCGCCGACAGCTCGAGCGGCTTCCCGCATGGCCGCATCCGGCGTCGGCGCCGGACACCGGAACTCGACCTCGTACCCGCTCCGGTCGGTCCAGGTCACCGCCCATCGCCGTGGGCCATCCTTCGTCAACGTCCGCTCCACTCCTCCTCCGGCTCGTAGTCGAGCGCGTCCACGCGAACGTCCAGGTACTGCGTGAATGCGGCTTCGGCGGCCTGGGCCTGCTCGTCCTCCGTCAGGTCCGCCCACGCGCGCCCGTAGAACCGGTGGAACGTCCCCGGGTCCACCAACTCGCAATCGTCGAGTTCGGGGAAGAACCGGTCGCCGTAGCGGGTCAGCTCGGCGGACGCGATCACGTGCAGCCGGAGCCCACAGGTGTCGATCAGTTGAGTCGCCATACATGCTTATACTGCCGGATTCGGCCGACATTTTCATGATTCCACGTGTCTGGGTTCCTCCACGTCGATCCGGATGTGACCTTGCGCAGTCCGTTTCGACCCCAGACTTGCAGCCCCATCCGGCCCTTCGTGAGGGTCTCGGCGTAGCAGTTCTTGCACCCGTCCGAGACCTTGGCGCACCCCAGCCACGGATTGAATGTGTGGTCCGTCCAAGCGATCGCTGTCTGTTCTCCCACGATCTACCTCCAGCTCGTGATCATCAGCATGGGTCGCTCCGTGCGCGCCCACCAGTCGAGCGACCGGAACCCGCCTGCGCCACGGTCGTCTGGGTCTGGCCAGCGGAAGCACGCGATGCCGTAGTTCGGGCGCGTGCCGGCGATCCACGCGCGCACCAGCTCGGTGACGTCGTAGATCCGCGTGCTCGAGTTCTCAGGCCCATCGCCACCGCGGATCGGCCCGTCCGCGATCACCGGCTTGGGGTCCGTGTCCACCCCCTGCACGACGCCGCCGACCGATGCCCACGAGTCGGTCTCGAGCCACGCCTTGCGCATCGCGTGCCCGAACATCCCTGGTCCGGCGCCGCCGAGCTGGCCCTCGAAGGTCAGCATGACGCGCGCGCTGAGCACGAGAGATGGGTCGAGCGCAGGCAACGAGAATCGCAGCAGCCCGACCTCACCCGCGCTGCCGTGGCCAGTCGGGTCGGCGAACAGGACCTCGTCCGAGCGGCCGTGGTTCGAGCCCCACGCCCGCACCACGCACGTGTCGACGCCGGTCTGCACGCGCGTGACCCGCAGGTGACGGAGCCCCCAGCGCAGCACGCCCACCGGCGACGGCAGGTAGACCGTGCGCGGCCACACGCGGTACCCTGGCCACGGCTGCCCGTAGGGGATCTGCGGGAATGGGTCTGGCTCCGAGGTCCTGGTGTCGGCGATCGCGTAGCCGCCGATCTCGTCCTGCCAGATCCGGCCCCACAGGCCGTAGCCTCCTAGCGGGTCGTCCTGAGCGTTCGCCAGCCAGCCCCAGACCGGCATCCGCCACCAGCTCCAGCGCAGGATCACGTCCTGCGCGTGAGCGTGGCCTGAGAGGATCGCCCACACCTGCGGGTAGGGCTCGACGAGCTTCTGCCAGATCGCGGCTCCACCGTTCTCCAGCGCGGTGCCACGGTTGGTGTCCACGTTCGAGAGCCTCGACTGGTGCGCGCTGCCGATGATGCTGTGCGACGACACCACGACCGGCAGCTCAGGGTTCGCGTCCATCTGGTCCCACGCCCACTCGATCGCCCAGTCAGGTGCCAGCCACTCGAGCGCGAGCAGGCCGATGGGCCCACCTGGCGTCTGGACCACGCGGAACGTGTTGGGCGGGCCGATGTGCTGCTCCCACGCGCCGGTTGCGCCGACGCGCGTCACCGCGGACTTCCCCAGCCCGGGGCCGAGATCGTGGTTGCCGGGCGCGGTGGCGATCGGCACCGCGCTCTGCTCGAGGCCGGCGAGCAGCGGCACCATGCGCAGCCACTCGCTCGGGTCGCCGCTGTGGTAGCCGTTCTGGACCAGGTCGCCGACCTGGATCGCGGCGACGGGCTGCTCGGCCGAGACGGCGTCGAACATCCTCTGGCAGACCGCGTAGCGTGGCGGTCCCTGCGAGTACCACTGCGTGTCGGGGAGGTAGGCCAGGCTCCAGACCTGGGCGATGACTAGGGCTGTCAGCATCGAGGCTCTACTTCCAGTCTTCCGGATCAATG